CTGCGGCTGCGAACAGCTATCTGGATTTTGCCCCCTGTGTATTCCCTCCAGACATTGATACACGGGAAAAGGGCAGTGGAAAAACACTTCGAGCATATTATGCCGAAGCCGGACTCTCTAACGCCATCGACTTCAAAAACGAAGACGGTACCAAGTACGTCGAACCCGGAATCTCCGAACTCAACGACCGGATGCGAACCGACCGCTTTAAAGTCATCGACACCTGTAAAGAGTTCTTTCGAGAGAAGCGACTATACCACCGCGAAAACGGCCAGATCGTCAAAATGAATGACGACATTATGGATGCCGTACGTTATGGGAGTATGATGATTCGCAAACATGGCGTGATAATGGGTGGTACCAAAACCCGTCACCGTCGGCCCAGAGTTAAACGGAGTATGACCAATGGTGGATGATAAGACACGACCTGAATCGTATGATGATCTGCGCTATCTGCAACTGAAAACCCTCTGTGCCAAACGTGGACTCGGCGGTAAAGGCACCCGGCCCGAACTGCTGTCTAAACTGGCACTGTACGACCAAGAGGTCAAAGGCGTTCACGCCGAAGAAGAATTTGTCGCAGTAGACCGTGCCGGACGGCCTCTGGTTAAACGGATACCTCCGGGCAAGAAACTGACCGACCCCGACCCACAGAACATGAATTATGACCTCGGCGGCAAATGGCGCAGACGTAGCCCCCGCTGGATCGGCTGGGACGATAACGGCGAAGCGATATATAAGGAGAAGTAGGAAATGGATGGACAAATGATTCGATTACGCTTCGACGCACTGGTGTCCCAACGCCAGACGCTGGATAACACCTTTCAGGCGATAGAACGCTATATCGTCCCGTACCGGGGTAATTTCTTCCAGCCCAGTACCTCGATGCTCGAAGTCGAATGGCGCAGACGCTTCATCTACGACTCCACCGCACCGGTCGCCTGCGACACACTGGCTTCCAAGATTCACACCAACCTGACCTCACCGTCTATCCGCTGGTTCGAGTTACGCTTCAGGAACCAAGAACTGAACAACGACCAGATAGCGAAAGAGTGGATCGAAGCGGTACAGGAAGAAATCTGGCAGGCACTGCTGGAATCCGACTTTAATATGGAGATCGCAGAAACCTACCTCGATCTGTGTAGCTTTGGTACCGCCATCCTGTTTGAAGAAGAAATCTCTGAAGACGACTGGGACGGCATCACCTTCACCGCCATACCGATCAAGGACGGCTATTTCGAGATGGGTGCCGACGGCAACGTGCTGCGGATTTATCGCAGACTTCAGTACACCCGTCTGCAACTGGAAGATAAGTTCCCCGACTATGACTTCGAGTTTCTGGCCGGAATGGATCAGGACAACAACGTCGATCAAAAGCACGATGTAATCTTCTGTGTCTACAAACGCAACGGCGGCAAGGAGTACGAAGGTAAGCGGATTGCTCCGAAGAACCGTGAGTATGGATACAAATACGTACTCCATAATAGTGCAGAGGTTTTAGACGAAGGCGGATATTACGAAATGCCAGCCTATGTCAGTCGCTGGAAGAAAGTCTCCGGTGCCGACTGGGGCCATAGCCCAGCCTTTGTCTGCCTGTCCGATATCCTGCAACTGAACGAGACGGTACAGGCCACCAGTGAGGCAAGGATTAAAGAAATCGATCCACCAATGAAGACCACTGAACGGGGGCTGGTAACAGACCTCGACCTGACTACGGGGGGACTGACGATGGTCACAGAGATGGATCAACTGGAACGTTTGTTGCCACCTAATCCGATGTCCTTTTCTGATGTCGAGATCGAGCGTTTGCAGGAGAGTATCCGCAGTGTGTACTTCACCAACAAACTCGATCTGAAAGAGTCACCGGCTATGACTGCGACCGAAGTAATGGCGCGGTTACAGCAGATGATGGAACTGTTTGCACCGACCCTTGGACGGTTACAGGCCGATCTTCTCGATCCCCTAATCGAGATGACCTACCGCACTCTCGCTCGCAACGGTCAGTTACCGTCGCCCCCTCAAGGGTTGGTGCAGGCAGACCTTGACATCGAATACACCGGACCGATCCCCCGCGCCCAGAAGAATGAGAGAGCGCAGAGTATGTCTATGTGGATTGGCGAACTGGCCGGTCTGGGTCAGGCAATACCGGAAATCCTCGATGTAGTGGATTCCGATGCTCTGGCACGGGGACTCGGCTTTGACCGTGGTGTACCGGCCAAGATGATGAAGACCGAAGAAGAAGTAGCCGAGATACGTAAGCAGAGAAACGAGCAACAGCAGCAGGCGCAACAGATGGCGATGCTGGAGCAGGCCAGTAAGTCTGCCAAAAACCTCGGTGCTGCTGAGGCTGACGGGATGCAGATGCAGTGAGGCCAACCGTTGATCAGGTCAGTGCTAACCGGCGCAAGCTGAAAACTGCCTACTACCGTCTGTTTACCTCACCGGAAGCTGAAGTGGTGCTGCTCGATCTGAACCACCAGTTCAATCGCACCACGCTGAGAATAAATTCAGGCAGGATCGATCCGTATGACAGCATAGCCGCTGCCGGTTCGCGTGAAGTTCTGCTCTATATTGACACCATGCTGGAGAAAGAATCCAATGCCACTACCGAATGAAATTCTGGAAAGCCTGCCGGAAGAACTGCGTGATAATCCGGCCCTGACCCAGTTCAATAATCTCGAAGACCTCGCCAAAAGCTATGTCGAAACCAAGAGCATGGTCGGCAACAGTCTACGCATACCAAACGCCGATGCAGGTACTGAAGCCTATGGCAAGTTCATCAACGATCTGGTGACGAAAGTCCCTAACGTTATGCTCAAGCCTGACCTGACCAACCCGGAACAGTCGGAGGAGTTTTTCAAGACGCTGGGAGTACCCGACGACTTCTCCAAATATGAGAATCCTGAAGGCACCGACCTGAACACCGATGTCGAGGCCGAACTGCGGCAGGTGTTGCACAGTGCCAAATTGACACCACAGCAGTACAAGGAGGTGATCAAACAGATGTCGGAGATGAATCGCCAGACACTGGAGAATAACACCCAGTTTCGTAGTCAGGATATGCAAAAGCTATCGTCAGAGTGGGGCAATGCCAAAGAAGACCGGATTGCAGCAGCGCGTAAGACCAACGAGGAGTTCTTTCCCGGACGCGAGTTTGAAAGCCTGAACTCAACCGAAATAAAAGGGCTGTACCAGATTCACGCCTCGGTTACGGGTACTTCTTTGCAGGCAGCGGGTCAGACCGCAATACGGGAAAACCGTAAGACTCCGAAAGAAGCACTGGATGCTGCTGAAGAAATCCTGCGGAATCCGGCTCTGTACAAACCCGATACACCAGCAGCAGAAAAGAAGCGTCTGATGGATAAGGTCATTGAACTGAAAAAAGAAGCCGGACAAAAGGCGAGCCTGCCTCACGCCGGATTTTAATTGTGATTTAACATAATGTAGCGTATTTTAGAGAAGACGGGACTACCTCAAGTCCGGCCCCGTCGCCTCTGCACCACAAGGCCCGTAGGTTCGGACTACCTTGAAAAAACTAATCACTTTTTCACGGGAGGAAAATACCGTGCCCGGAACTACACAACCTAATGTCTATATCAGTACATTTGAATCGATTGTCCGCCAACTGGCGCAGCAAGAGATTTCACGCCTTCGCCCCTATGTAACCGAACGGGGCACTGGAGCAGAGAACCACAACTGGGAACGCTTGGGATCAACTTCTGCCCAGCAGAAGACCACCCGCTTGCAGTCTACTCCTGAAAACGATCCCACTTGGTCACGCCGCGTGTCGGTTGCCCAAACGTGGGATGTCGGCACCAGCACCGAGCAGGAAGACCCCTGCCAGATGTTGGTAGACCCCAACTCGAACCTCGCTATGTCTCTTGGCTATGCCATGCGCCGTGCGGTTGATGACCAGATTCTTCTGGCTGCAACTGCCGCTGCACTTGATGGAGCCGGTGGCACCAATGCACTTCCAGCCGGACAGATTGTTGGTGATTACTCCACACCAATCAGTTTCGATGCGATTACAGCCGTACAGGAAGTATTCATGGGTAATGACATTGATATGTCAATTCCCAAGGTAGCTGTTGTTGGACCAACTCAGGTACGTAAGCTGATGCAACTGACCGAACAAACCAGTTCGGACTATGTACATGCTCAAGCCCTGCAACAGTTGGCTAGCACCGGTATCGTGCCGAACTGGATGGGTTTCACGTGGGTTGCATCAACTCGTTTGATTATTCCTACTACTGACCAGATTGACTGCTTGTTCTTCACCCGCAGGGCTATTGGCCTTCACGTTGCACAGGATATTCGGGCTAAGATTGCTGAAGACCCTTCAAACTCTTTCGCATGGCGCATTTACTGCAACATGGTGATGGGTGCGGTGCGTGTTGAGGACGAACAGCTTGTTTGGGGCAAGTTCGCAGATACGCTGTAACCACCAAAGGATGGCCCCCCAGAAATGGGGGGTCGCTCTTTCAGGAGATTGAAATGGCTTTAAAAGCAACTTTGGCGTTACTTCCTAATCGTGATCCCGGCTCAGTTACTATCACAACAGTTGTCGATGACGTATTGAGCAATAACATCGCTATATATACTGGGGCTACGGTTTCTCTGCACCGCCAACTTGAGATTTTTAACGCATGGTGGCAGTTGTGGTACGGCATTCGTGACCGCAATATCATGCAGCAATTTGCCGGTATTGTTTACAGTGGCATGGACATTGATCATATCGGTGAAGGTCCACGAAGAACCGATTCGGTATTAGCTAATTTTACTGATGACGATATTATTATTGGAATGGGTGCAGGCGTTTGTATCGATTTTCACGATGCAGTTGAGACAATCAACTCAGGTTATGACAGGCTGATAAACACGGTACTTGAAACGACATTCAAGGTTTCGTAATGGCTACCAAACCATTTGAAACTTACTTTGACGAACGCACGTTACTGACAGGGCAACAAGCTCCTGCGGGGGACCATTTTCTGACGCTGCGTTCCGGTACGGTATTCAAGCAGAGCGTTGTCTACAACAAGGCGTATGCTGGCTTTAATAATTCACCTACACAGCAAGTTTCAGTGGCTGATGTATGGATGCCATTGGATGCGGTAATGGTTCAAGGCGCAACTACCCCTACCTTCACATTTGCTACCAATCAGTTCACCTATATCGGGCCTAATCAGATCATTCCAAATACCATCAAAGCTGCCATGAGTTGCGTGGTGGAAGTCGCTGGTGGTGGGCATTTTGAGATCGGAGTTTTTGTCAATGGTCTGTTGATTGGGGACCCAATGGTGATAGCAGTGGCGCAGGGTTTTGAGTATGTGGCAACTGAAGTCACACGGCTTTTGGTTACGGGCGATATTATCGAGATCAAGATACGGGAACTGGCAGGAACCGATACTGTAACTGTTTCCTCTGCTCAACTGGTGATAGCGTGAGTGAGCTAACGTCTCAACAAAGGCGTATTGATGATGTCTTCATCGGGCCATTTGAGAAGGAGATATGTAATTGTCAGAACGTGTAGATATATGTAATCGTGCCCTGAGTATGTTGGGCGAGAAAGCGATAACCTCGATTGATGAGGATTCCAACAACGCCCAGCAATTGAAGATCAATTACACGATGGCGCGTGATGGAACTCTAGAAGCGGCTGAATGGACCTTTGCTGTTGAACGGTTTGTTCCTGCCTACCTGACCCAGCCTCCGATGTTTGGTTATGCCTATGCGTTTCCAATACCACCGGAGATTATTCGGGTACTGACAGTCTATTACAATGATATTCAGAACGCTTCGCTCAACAATCAGCTTGAATCAGGAACTCCACAAGTGGACTGGGCCGTAGAGCGTGGCAATATTCTGTGCAATCAGCAGATCATCTACTGTCGTGGTATCCGTAGAATTGAAGAAGAAGGCCGGTACTCACCGTTATTCGTGGAAGCATTTGCTGCAAAACTAGCATCTCTGATTGCGATTAACCTAACTGGAAGTGCTGAGATTCAGGCTAATATGATGAACATCTTTGTCGCTTTTGTTTCTCAAGCCAAGGCTCATGATGGTCTGCAAGGACGTTCCAAGATCATGCGTAATCGTCAACTTCAATCGGTGAGATAGTGTGCCAAGACGCGTCCAAAATGCTCAACAGAACTTCGCTGCTGGAGTTCTATCTCCCCGTTATTCCGCTGCAATAGAATCAGAAGCCTTTAACCGGGGCTTACAGCAAGGTACTAATTTCATCATATCCAGTCAGGGCGGTGCGGTCTACCGCGAGGGCTTTCAGTACATTCGTGATGCACTGAGTAATGAACCGTTTCGTATTTTTCAATTCCGTCGTGGTGGCGATGTTTCTGACATTCTACTGGAAGTAGCTGAAGGCACCATCCGGTATTGGTGGGATGTTGACGGCGACCCCCAGCCGATTGTAGACCTCACTACTCTGCTGACCGATGAAGATACCGGGCCTCCACAGGACTTTTTGATTGATGAAGACGGAGATTTTCTCTCGCTCGGTGTGATCACCAGTTCCAATCCCTATGAAGCCGAGGATATGGATACCCTGTATTTCACCAATCAGGATTCCTACGGAATTATTTGTTCTGAACGACATCCACCGCTGTATATTACATCTCGCGCAGATGACACGATCATCTCAGAACTATTCCCGTTATCACGGGTACCGAACTTTATTTACAACGATGTGAACTCTCCGCAGATTTCAGCTTATGAAGCTGATTGGCTGATCACGTTTCCAGAGAGTTGGACTACCTATCAGTTGTATTACTACGTTATTTACAATGGTGTTTATGCCAGAACGCAGTATCCATACGATCCGACTACACCTGCAACGAATGCAGCAAACATTCAGGCTGGACTCTATGAGGCAGCGATACAACAAGGATTTGCAACTACCTTTGTTGTCACATCTGTAGACACAACCGGACTGACCTATACCGTCGAGGTCGATGGAGCCGACTCAGGTTGGGATGCTGTAGTGGTTCCGGTATATGGAAACGTATGGGTTCCGTTCTCTCTGTCACCGATCTCACAGGCGATCAGTACGGAAGATGTAACTGAACTGGCGTGGTCGTATCCGGGCATGGTCTATCAGATAGATGATACGCACTATTATCAGTGCATACGGACGCATGTAGCATCAGCAGATTCAGAACCGGGAAATCCAGATTCGTTAGTTACCTCGGTATGGGAAGTATACTGGCGTGATCTGGGAATAGCCGTACCTGATGGATGGACGTATCAGTATCCAAGTGGAAACGACTGGAGTCTTCAATCTGGTTCACCACTTAAAGACAACATCTATTCTCCGAAGAACAGGGGCTTTCCAACGGTAGCGGTATTCCACGAACAACGTCTGATCCTGATGGCAAACAAGGACAATCCGACCGCTATCTATGGTTCTGCTATCGGTTCATTCCAGAGTTTCAC